ACTAAGCAGATCGATGGTACTTATGTGACTATGACTACTGGTTTTGCGAACATCTTTGATGATGCTCGTTTGATCATTGATAAGTCTATCACGTTTGCTGGAAATGGTTTCCCTGCTGCTTTCGATGTGGATGGTGAGGAGAATGATCCTATCAAAAATTTCTAAAAGTAAGTAGAATCTAAAATAGAAAGATTATGGAACCGATTTATGTAAAGCTGAAGGATAAAAGCTCTGTTTTTCAAGAGACAGAGCAAAGGCTTACGATTGTAGGCACTCAGATCATGAAAGCTGCCCCATCAAAAAGAGTATCTGCTGCTATTCGTGGTGGTGTTTTGGTGGAGGCTTCTAAAGAAGAGATTGAGGCCTATGAGAAAGAAGCTAAGGCTAAAAAAGTTCAGAAAGTCGAAGAGGCTAAGAAGGCTGAAGACACCAAGCCAGGTGCTACTAAAGCAGGCTCTGGTTCAAACGACAAGAAAGAAGCTGACAAAAAATAAGCAGTAGAACTATCTTCATATACATTTGAGAATCTAAAGCCCTTTGCTCGTAGTAAAGGGCTTTATTTGTTTAAACACGAAAGGTATGGTAACCATAGACGAAGTAATAAGTTCGATCCTTCGAATTACGTTGAGTGCTGCTGACAACACGGCTGTCACTAATTGGAAAAAGATTTATCAGGAGTACTTGTATGAGTGTCTTGGTATAGATGAGGCTGATAAGAACGATGAGGCTGCTTACCCATTTAAAGCGAACGTGTTGATCGGGCACGTAATAGCCCTTGAGCTTTTGACTAGTGGTTCACTATCTGCTACGTCTTCTGCAGTATCTGGGGATACGTTTCTGAAACGAGCGCAGGCAGGTTCAGTAGAGGCTGAGTTTGGGCTTATGAACGAGAAAGTACAGACAAAACTAAGTGTTGGTGATTTGTATGGAAAGACCTTGTTAAAAGCTAGGGGTATTGCCAGTGAGTTAGGCTGCTGGTTGAGTATTTTGGATATAGAAGCAGACGCTGATGCGTTTAACGCTTTTATTTTGTATGCGCCAGGAGAAGCAGAATAATGTTACTTAGTCCAGAGCAATTCGGTAAGATTCGAGACGCTGTTCGTAGTGTTACGGATACGTTTCATCAAAAGCCTATAACAATCCACCAATTAGGAACTAGTTTAGATCGGTTTCAGGAAGGTGCAACTAGGCCTAGCACAGATTTTAATTTGTTAGGCTTCGTGGAGTTTGAGGAGTCTCCGGATGCTGAGAGTAGGACTGAAGGAGATATCAGAAGAAATTCGTGCATGATCACTTTCAACCTCAACTACCTAGAAGATTTAGGAGGGGTGTTAGACGGTGATCGAAACGTGATATTCAAAGAGAAGAGAGATCTTGTTACGTTTCAAGGGCAGAAGTATAATATAGATCTGATTACTTATGATGGGTTATTGGAAGATAAGTACGAGCTTGTAATTTTCCAATGTAGTAGAGATGAGCACTAATGGGGTTACGAAAAACTGGTGATTGGGATAAAGTAGCTTTTTTGGTTAAGAATCTTGATCGAGAGATGAGAGCTACTGCTGTGATGACTTTGAAGCGTTGGGCTTTGAAGACTGAGAGTATTGCTAAAGATCACATGAGTAAGCAGGATTTGAATTGGGAAGAGCTTGATCCTAAGACTGTAGCTAGGAAGGTAAGGAAAGGGTACTCTGAGAACATTCTGATAGAGACTAGTACCTATTTTCAAACTATCACTAGTTGGGTAGATGAGGGTGCTCTGGTAGGTTACGCAGGGGTGAAGAAAAAAGCTCTTAGTGAGGATGGGGAAGAACTTGCAGATATCGCAGAATTACACGAATTTGGTAGTAAGTCCGGTCATATACCGGCTAGACCTCTTTGGAGTCCTAGTATGGCAGAATCTAGGAAATGGTACGCTGCTAGTAAGATCCCGGAGACTATTATGAAGCAACGCATTAGAAAATACATGGTATGACTCTTACAGAAGTAGATAGGACACTCTATGAGCATTTGAGGTTAGCTCTTGTTGCTGCCGGTTATTTACCGGATATCACAGCTTATGTAAATAGTACGGCCTATGCTGCCGCTTTAAAAGCTTTAGCAGATGCAGGCGGTCTAGTAGAGTTAAAGGGTGTAGGGCATAGGGAAGAGCGTGATGAGATCGTACCTACTAGGGTGGTGATAGATTATTCAGATTCTTCGCCAGGTTCGTTCTCTGGTTTTCCTGAATACTTGTACGAGCGTGTGGGGGCCGGGGTAGATTCTACGTTTAATAAGTTTGCTTTCTCTGAGGAGGTAAAAGATATTCAGTATGATATCCGTGTTATATCTGCTAATCGTGCTCAGGATAGGTTGGTGCATAATGTGATCAACAGTGTACTTGGTTTTAGGAAGTATTTATCAGGTTGGTCTGAGACAAGTCAGGCTTTGGACGGTGAAAAGTTACTTTTGACTCAGCAAGATGATCGTTACATAAACGGCACTAAGTATATTGAGCACAGGTATATTTATATAGCTAGGGATGTTGATATCCAAGGATTCACCCAAGTAGGTGCAGACATTCCTACGCTGAAGACCTTCCCTGAAGTTGTGGCTAGTACCACTTTGCAAGAGCGTACAGAAGAATTAGGTTAGTGCTTTGTATTTGTGTTGCGTTTTCGTACTTTTACTTGGAATTGAATAAAAATTAAGATATTAATCATGGCTAAGACTAGCGGAGCACCGGGTACCGATTTTGAGGTTTTAGACTTATCGATCCTCATTAATAGTGGGTTGAAAGGCATCAATGCGGTAGTTGGTATTACAGAAAGGGGTCATCAAACGTTATTGATAGGCTCCATTGAAGACTACCGTAAGCACTACGGAGGTCTGATGGAAGACACTTCTAACCTGTTCCCTTTGCTTATTCGCAGAGGTCTTGAGGCAGGGGGTAAGTTTTGGGTTCACCCGGTTCAGCATTACTTGGATAAAGAGAATGCTAATACGCTGGTAGGTACTAAGGCTACTAAATCGAACACTTTGGCTATTCAGGCTGCTGTGGCTGCTACCGGTGATATTACTATCACTACTCCCGGCACTGATGGCGAAACTTGGAAAGTTTTTGCAGGCGGTGTTGAAATAGGTTCTTATGTTCAGCAAGCTGCTGATACTCCTACGCTTGTAGCTGCCGGGTTGTTGGCAGATATCAATGGTAATACAGGCACCACTGGTTACAGTGCTGCGGCTGCATTAGGTGTTCTTACGGTAACTGCTCCTGTGGCTGATGGGTCGGATGCGAATGATTATAGCCTGATAGCTTACAATAGTGATGGTACAGGAGTTTCTTCTAGTACTGGTTTCAGTGGTGGTATCGATGCTGCGGCTGCTCAAGACTCAGTGTTCACGGCTAAGTCTGTTGGGGCTTGGGCCAATAACAAGCTTTGGTATTCAGTTGCTAAGGCTGCTAATGGCGTTGCTGATGAGTTTGATGTAACTTTCGGACTTGATGGTTACCCAGAATTGACTGTGGTTGTGAAAAATCAACCTAAGACACCTGCTGCCGGGGATTTAGCTAAGCTGAATGATAAAATTAAAGATTTTGTTGAGGTTACTTCTTTCACAGGGGATTGGAGAGCGGTTGCTAAGACCTACCTTGCTGGTGGGGTTAGAAATGAAGCTTTGATTACTTCTTCTGATCATATAGGATCGTCAGTAACAGGCATTGGTATTAATGCTTTTGACGAGGTGAGTGAGTGTACTAAAATTGCTTGCCCAGGTCTTGCAGATCCTGTGGTTGACGCTGCTTTAGTAGCTTATGCTGCTTCAAGAAAAGATATGCTTGCTGTTGTGAGAACTCCTGTAGGGGCTAAAGATCAAGGTATTCTTGATTACAGAGAGGGTACGGGTGCTTATTCTCACCAAGCTATAGATGACTATCATGGACTGATGTTCACAGGTGGTTTGAAGGTATTACATCCGGTTACTGAGCTTGAGGTTGAAATTCCAGAAATAGGGGATGTTCTAGGTGCTATGTCTGTTAAGGATAACAGCTTTGTAGAATGGTTGTCTTTCGGAGGTCAGAAGAGAGGTCGTATTAAGAACACGCTAGGTGTTGTTGTCAATTACGGTGCTCCGGGGCGTAAAACTTGGGCAGATCTTGTGTCAGAGCGTGGAGTAAACGCTGTGATAGATCATCCTAGTTTTGGTACGGTTATCTGGGACAACAGAACGCTTCAGAAAGCCAATACTTTGCTGAGACATGCGAACGTAGCTGAGTTGCTTGTCTATATCAAAAGGGTAGTTACTCCTTTGGTAGAGACTGAGAATTTTGACCCTAATGACGTTGATACTTGGAAAGCTATCTACAGAAGGGTACAGCCTATCCTTCAGTTTATCAAGGACAACAGAGGAGTTTGGGACTATTTGTACCAAGGGGATCAGGACGTAGAGGATGTATCTCAAGCGGTAGTAAATACGCCTGCTGCTATTGATGCAGGATCGTATCAGTTCAATATATTCTTGCAGCCGAAGGTTGCTATGAAGTATCAAGGAATCAGGGCTATTGTGACGAACTCTGGTGTTGATTTTGAAGAACTTTCACAAACAGCGGTTTAATTTTAAATAGAGAGAAATGCCAAAGATATCGAACCCTAGAAAAAAGTTTAATTTCCGTATAGAGATCGACGGGGTAGATCAATGGGAAGTACAGAAGGTTACTATTCCAGAAGCGGAGATAGCTGTGGTTGCTCATGGTGACTCTAACTCAGATGTTAAGACCGGTGGGCGTGTGAACTTCAGCAACCTTGTTATGGAGAAGCTGAAAGCAACTGCTGAATCAGATAAAGCTATCTGGCTTTGGATGAAAAGTGTTCAGGATGCAGCTACAGGAGGAGGTTTATTGCCTATTGCCTACAAGCGTATCATAACAATTAAAGAAATGGACACTACAGGAACTCAGGCTATTAGAAAGCACGTTTGTTTCGGCTGCTTCCCTGTTAAAAAGACAGTAAGTGAGTTAGACAGACAGGCTGATGAAAATACCATGGATACTATAGAGTTCTCTGTAGACTCTGTGGAGGAATTATAAGTCCTAGGATAAAGGTCTACTTACTTTGATCCTTTTGTGTCGAAAGCATGACTACTGCAGTCATGCTTTTTTGTTTTTGCCCCAAAAAGTCGTTACTTTGTTGAAGACGTAAAAGAAAATTTAAGTAAGAAAATGGCACACGAATTTAAAGTACCTAGTGGACTGACTTGCAAGGTCAAAGACCTGACAGCCGGTCACCAAGAAGACTTGACTAAAGGAGGTTCTGTGAACCTTGACGCTAAATTGAACGCTCTGTTGAAAGACGTGATCATTGAGTTTGGAGGAAAAAGTAACTTGTCGGACGAGGACGTTTTGGATATACTGTCGGCTGATAGGAAGAAAATTCTGTTCGAGCTTAGACAGTACTCACTGGATTTTGATCCTAACTTCAAGTTTACCTATAAGTATACTGAAGGCGGAGAAAAGAAAGAAATAGAACAGGAGGTAGACTTATCAGACGGACTCCCGGAAAGACCTTTTTATAAGACTTGGGAAACCTTCGAAGAGATGAAAGGTGACAAGGTTGTTGAGGTAGTTCTTCCAAAATCAGAGCAGAGAGTAAAATTCAAGTTGTTGGATGGTAGAGGGACAATGTTAGGCTCTGCTATTAAGAAGGCTGATTTGAATGTGAACTCAGGGATAGTTGCCAGAAGTCCTCAAGTATTCCATAAGTTAGACGGAGACGGTAAAGAGCTTTGGTTGAAGCTAGATCCTAGAAAGCTCAGTCTAAAAGATGTGGAGTTTTTGAGGAGATCTATTAAGGATCATGAAGGTCAGGTTGATACTGAACTGATGTTTGAGAATCCTGTACAAGGGGAGCAGGATGTGGTCGTAGATATGTTGGGCCAAGTAGCTTTTTTCTTCCCTTCGGAAGCGATTTAGAGACGGATTATTTTAATCTGGCTTCCGAAGGGCTTAAAGGCCTTGACTGGTACACGTATTTAAGCTGGCCGTACAGAAGGGTCGATAAATTTTTGAAGCTGCTAGAAATTAAGCAGTCAAAAGAAAAAGAGCATTTACGAGGTCTGAAAGGACCGGTTAGAAGACATTGATATGCCAACATTGGGTACATTTTCTGGTGGCGGTCTTGGTTTCGGGGCTGTCTTCACATTACAGGACAACTTTAGTAGACAGGCGGCTAATATCAGACGCAGCTTTGGTAGTATAGAGGCTGCTACTGAGCAAGCTGTTGCTAAGGTGAACGCTGGTATACAGAGGATGACCCATGGTTTCTCTATGCTTGCTGCCGGGGCCGTCATAGCCTTACCTTTGGCTTTCGGTGTAAAAGCTTCGATGGCTTTTGATACTCAATTATCTGCTACTGCTGCCACAGCCAGGGCGACTGCTGAAGAGTTCCAGTTGTTGAGGGCTAATGCTCTTGAGATGGGAGAAGGCACTGCTTTTAGTGCTAAGCAAGCTGCTGAGGCGCAGGAATTTTTAGCTTTAGCAGGTTTCAATACGAACAAGATTATAGCTGCCATGCCGGGTCTTTTAGATCTGGCTGCGGCTACTACTACCAACTTAGGAACGGCTGCGGATATAGCCTCAGATACGTTAACAGCATTAGGTTTGAAGACTTCAGAAATGAACTCTTTGGCCGATGTGCTTGCGAAGACTACAGTAACAGCAAATACTAATCTGATACAGATGGGTGAGGCATTGAAGTTTGCTGCGTCCGGGGCCGCTAAAGTTGGTGCTACCAAGGAAGAGCTTGCTGCTTTAGTAGGTATGATGGGTGATATAGGTTTGAAAGGTACTTTGGCCGGTACTTCGATAAACCAATTTTTCCAACGATTGATCAAGGTACCTACTACGGATAAGGCCGTGGCAGCTTTAGATAGGTTAGGTTTAGGGGTAGACGCTATTGTAGATAGTGCTGGTAATCTGAGGTCTATAAGAGATATCACTGGTACTCTTAGGGAAGCTTTGAAAGGTATTCAAGGTAATGTAGATCAAGGAGCTATTTTGACGGATCTATTTGGTATCAGGGGTCAGAGAGTGATGGACGCTATTTTGTCTAAATCAGCCAAGAACTTTGATGACTACGTAGCCTCACTTGAAAATAGTGCCGGAGAAGCACAGGCTATAGCTAAGCAAAAGTTAGAAAATTTAGGAGGAGACTTTACGCTGCTTTCAAGTGCTGTAGAGACTACGTTGATTAAAATAGGGGCTGCTATTACCCCGTTCATAAGGCCTATTATTCAGGGCTTTACCAAAATGGTGACTGTCTTTGGTAAGTTGGTCGATACTCCACTAGGTAAATTCATACTGATAGCCACAGGAGCCTTTGCAGGCTTCTTAGTTGTGGCCGGGCTTGTTAACATCTTGTCAGGGGCTTTGACATTTAGTATAGGAATGCTGGCTAATACGATGCTCAGGTTCGGATTACAGTCAGTAGCTACAGCCTTTATGGCACAAGGTCTTACTGCCGGGTTTGCGGCTTTGGGGGCTGCTGTATGGACTGCCTTAGCCCCTTTGTTACCATTTATTGCTGCGGCTGCTGCTATAGTTGCAGGGGGGTGGGCCATGTATAAGGCTATCACAATATCGAATGAGGCTTTTGATAATTTCCTAGCTGGTAAAGAAGAGAGGGCTACAGGCGTACGTTTAGCCTTTCAGAGGATAGGAGGTGTGATTAAAGCAGGTTTGGCTATTTGGAGATCTTTCAATACAGAGACTGGTGAGTTTAAGCTTACAAAGACTATGGTGGATGCCTTGGATGCTCTCGGTATAAAAGACTTTGTGCTAGGGCTGGCTCCGTTTATAACCAAGTTAAAAACTGTGGTTGCCCAGGTGGTAGACGTACTATCTAAGTTCTGGGATCAGATTGTTAATGTTGCCGGTTCGATAAAAGAAGCACTGATACCTAATCTTGAATGGGCTGAGGTAGCAGGGTGGGGATTACTTACTGTTGCCGGGTTAATGGCTGCAGCTTTGGTAGGGGTTGCTGTAAGTATCATAGTAGCTATGCTGCCGGTGATTGCTGTGTTGGGTGCTGTAGGCTTAGCTATATGGGCGGTGGTAAAAGGTGTTCAATTACTAAGAGACAATTGGTCCACTTGGGTAGATTCTGCTAAGAACTTTGGTCAGAGGTTAGTACAGGGTATCAAAGACGGTATCTCATCTGCTTGGTCTAGTTTCCTTACATGGATTCAGCAAAAGTGGTCAGAGGTGCCTTTATTGGGTAGTATGTTCGGTGGTGTTGATAATACACAACCGGGTTCAATTACTAACGGTAATAGCGGTAGTTCGGTAGACTCAAACGGTTTATTGAATAGTTCGGCAGAGTTGTCAGCTATGAGATTTTCTTCCCCACCTCCGACTGTGCTCAATAACCAAAGCACTGTTGTTAAGAGCGTGACAGTAGTTTCAGAAATAGATTCTGAGGAAGTGAGTAGGAGGGTTATCGATATTCAGGATACAGAATTGGAAAGGTCAATTGATTAAAGTATGAAAGGGTTATTAGGAAATGCTATAGCTGAGGCGATAACTTCTAATGTGCGGTTATTGAACAAGAAGACTGATATCAATAATCGAGGGAATATCAACAGCACGACTAGGGGTCAAATGTATTTTATAGCTCTCACTTCCAGAGAAAAGCTTGAGATACAGTACATACCAAGTAACTTGGGTATAGAGCGAAACTCGAAGATGAATGAGGTTGCTATTGTCGGTCGTAACACTCCGCAGTACCAGTATTTAGGAGGCGAGACGCTTTTGAAGATGAGATTGGATTTTCATGCAGTGGAGGAGGATAGGTCTGATGTGATCAGGAAATGCAGGTGGTTGGAGAGTTTGACCTATAATGACGGGTACGATAAGGCTCCGGAGAAAATACAGCTTGTGTGGGGTAGTCTATACAGAAAGCAAATATGGGTGATCAAGTCGGTGAATTACGATTTGAGTTTATTCGATGCCGGGTACGGATATTTGCCTAGGCAGGCTTATGTAGATATTACTTTGGGATTAGCTCCTGAGCAGAATTTAAGAGTAGCTGATATTAGATAACCATGGCTGTACGAGACTTAAACGAGAATAATGTTTTTAGGACTGGTAAGATTCTTCAATTTGCTGATGGGCAGTCTGTACTAGAACGCACTCAGATTGAGTGGGAAGGTAACCTAGATGATCAGTATCATATTGTTAGAGAGAATGACCGGCTGGACAGGCTGGCCTATTCATATTATAGCAATAGTGTGCCGGATGCGAGTAAGTATTGGTGGGTAATAGCCGATGCAAACGCTATCGAGAACCCGTTAGATTTATCTGAGTGGGTAGGTCAAGAGATATTAATTCCGAACATTATAAACGTGAAACTTGAGTTATAATGCAGGCCCCTTTTGTAAAAGTTATTGCTGACGCGGACAAAAAGGATTTGTCAGAGTACGTGGAATCTTTTTCCTATGAAGAAAGTATGGAAAAAGAGAACATGGCTACTATTGTTCTGAAAGAAGAGTTTTCATTGGATCTTGTTGATAGCGAGTATTTGGTGCCGGCCAAAAAACTAAATATTCAGTTCGGCTTCATAGGAAAGGTTTTGTCGGATACACAACAAGTGGTAATAGGGGATATAGCTACCCGGTACAGCACTAGAGTAAAAGTAACTTTGAAGTGTTATGATCATGGTTTGTCGATGAAGAAGACCGTATCAAATCGGGTATGGAAAAATGTAAAAGGTTCTGACATAGCGAAAGAGATAGCAGCCAAGTACGGTCTTGATAGTCAGATAGTGGCCAGTCCTTCAAACATCACTAGTGAACCTCAAGGTAATAGAAGTGATTTTGAGTTTCTGAAGTATTTAGCCGAAAGTGAGAAATCGGAAAAACCGTACGTCTTCTATGTGACCAGTAAAACGCTTGTATATAAGCCTTTGAATTTCGCACAGCAAAGCTCCATAACGTACAAGTACGGAGAGGATGATGTTGTTAGTTTTTACCCGGTTTGGAAAGAGATATCGGCTAATCCTATGGTGAACGAAACTGCCACCATGTCTGTAGATCCGGACGACAAGAGCATAATCAACTCTTTGCTAAAGAGAGGGGATGAAGAGGACACTTCTTTAGGAGAAGATATTTTGTACGTGTACAATGCTGCTGGTAAATTGATTAGGGAAGAAGGGGGTGGTGAGGCCGGGTCCAATCAGACCACAGGAAAGGTGGTATCCTCTCCTAGTGAGGGTGTTGATGCTTTGAGCAATAGGGTAAAGTCTCGTAGAAAAGTTGATACGATCAAAATATTAGAAGGGGATTTAACTGTGGTACTGAATCCCAAGATTAGGGTTGGTATGATTGTCAGTGTGTCAGGGCTGAGCAAACGGCATACCGGAAATTGGTACTGTAAAACTGTGCGGCATGATGTGAATAAAGGGCTGAGCATTATTTCGCTTGGTAAGGACGGTATGAAAACGAGTGCAGGACTTGACTATGCAGTAGAAAGTTCAGATGTGAATACTAGTGTAGGTGATCGCCAGGTTGATAGTACAAAGCAACTAGAGATAGTGGTATTTGACAAAAACGGTAATGAGCTAAGAACAGAGCTTCAGGATGCAGATAAATTTCAACCGCCTAGATAATGCAAGATCCGATAAAAAGATTCATACAAAATATTCGATCATGGGGCCTAGAGTTTTATTCTAGGTATTATGGCGTGTACAGAGGTATAGTCATAGATAATGACGACCCGGATAAGTTAGGGAGGTTGATGATTAAAGTACCTTCTGTCTGGGGAGATGATGTGCATGAAAAGTGGGTTTATCCGAAAGGGATATACTCAGGTAATGGGGTAAGCTTTTTTGCGTTGCCTAATGCCGGTGATGGGGTATGGGTGTCTTTTGAAAATGGGGATGCTAAGTTTCCAGTATGGGAATATGGTTGGTGGGGTAAGACTGAGGTCCCGGACGCTGTGAAAGAAAATTACCCTCAGAAGCAGGTTTGGCAGTCTGGTACCAATCGAGTAGAGCTTGATGAGAAAGAAGGTTTGTTCAGGGTAGTGACTCAATCAGGTACTACTATCGAAGTGAACAAAGACGGGGTTTCTTTAGGTAAAGCTACGGCCAGTAGTCATCCTGCGGCTCACGGTGACACTACGGCAGACTTGATAAAGGAGTTGACTGATCTATTGATAGAAGCTAAGGTATCTACTGCTATAGGCCTACAGCCTTTAGCCAATATTCTACCCAAGCTTGCTACCTTTAAAGAAAAAGTTGACAGTTTGAAATCGAATAAAGTAACTTTGGAGTAATGGCTATTGTAGAGAAAGTATTGCAGGACGCTATTTTATCGGCTTTAGAAGACTTGTCTAACGAGTTGGCAGACGGAACAAGTTCCCAGACTCCTCAAGAAACAAGGAAAGTTCTAGCAGATAAACTAGGGACTGAGATCAGTAAGCAGATCAAGACTTTGACGGTTACGTTACCGGCTGGTATTCCGATTACTGTTACTGTTGGAGGAGTACCTTCGGCAGGAGTAACTACAGCACCCATACAAGCAACAGTGAGCTAATGAGAAATGCATATTTAGGTACGTCACTTACACACCCAGTAGATATCACTTCTACAGGGCAGGTAGGTCTTATCTCAGGAAGAGATAACGTACAACAGTCTATAAAAACGATTCTCAGTACTCCTCAAGGTTCCAGGTTCTATTTGCCAGAGTTCGGATCTAAGCTACACGAATTGTATTTTGAGATAAATGACGATGTGCTTGAGGCGCAACTTGAGTTCGAGGTAAGGGAAGCATTAGGTCAATGGGAGAAGAGGATAAAAGTTCTTGATGTGTCAGCCAGTGCTAGTAAAGAGCAGCAAGATTTAGTAAATTGCTTCATAGCCTATGAGATTTTGCAAAGTAATGACGTAGAATCTATGGTATACCCGTTTTACAAGAAAATAAAGTACTAGGATGGCCTTAGCAAACGAATGGATAGGATATATAGAGCGTTCTTACCAACAGGCTAAAGATTCGATAATTAGCAAGTTGCCTACGAAGGTTCCAGAACTTACGGATCATAGTGAAAGTAACTTGTTCATTAAGATGGTCAGTATTTTCTCCGGGCTATTAGAACAATTGAATTATTATCTGGATAACATAGGCCGAGAATCATATCTATCAACATGTCGTAAATATGAAAGCGCAGTCAAGATAGCTTCTCAGTATGACTATAGAATCCATGCTGTTCAAGCTGCGTCTACCAATGTTCAATTTACGATTGATGCTCCTGCCCCTTCGCAGATCACAATCCCAGAAGGAACTTTATTGAGTACAGAAGACGGTGCGGTATTCGAAACAAGTGCTGAGGCTATTATTGAAATAGGAGAAACCCAAGTTACTACTGGTGCCAAACAGCAAGAATTAGTAGCTGCGTTTGTTATAGGTCAGACAACAGGGGTCGTTAATCAAAGAATTACACTAGGTAAAAATATTGTACAAGGTTCTGTCAGTGTTTCGATCAATGGGCAGAATTACGCCAATGAAGAGAGTTTTGTGTACACTATAGGTACAGATTATGCCTTTATCGTTTCAGTAGACTCTGACAAGAATGTATATGTAGATTTGGGAGATGGTGTGAATGGCTTTCTTCCTGCTGCCGGTCTTGATATTACTGTGAGCTATTATACTTCGTTAGGAGCAGATGCTAATATCATAGGCCCGAATGAGGTAATAAATATTGATGATGTAATAGCTTTACCAGGAGGAGTCAATTCTATCGAAGTAACGAACGTTAATCGTGTTTCTGGTGGTGAGGGGGTAGAAAGCTTGGTTAAGTTAAAGAAGTATTTGCCCTTATCGCTTAGAATGAACGATAGATGTGTTACTGTTGATGATTTTGGAGATTCTGCAGAATTGGTTTCCGGGGTAGCTAACGCTAAGGCTGATCATGAATGCGGCAGGGTTATTGATTTATACGTAGTTCCGAATGGAGGAGGTGTAGCTAGTCAGGCTTTGTTGGATGATGTCGAAGCTTATATAGAGCCTAGGAAGGTTATCGGTACTCAGTTGTCTTATAAGTCGGCAGGTGTCTTGGAAATACTGCTTGAGATCAAGGCCAGGATTGATAGGAGTGAAAATAATGTGGCCAAAGCCGCAGAAATTAAAGCAGATTTACTTGACTTCATGTCTACTGATAATCAAGAGATTAAAGGAACTGTGTATCAGTCTGACATCTATGAGATCATCGATGCTGTTCCGCAAGTGAGAAACTCAAATATCATTAAGATGGTAGCCGTCCCTTTCGCTACGATAAAAAAGGGTGTGAACTCTTTGTCTTGGACCAGGACAGTATTATTGGGTAGTGTGGCTGTGGTTACTTGGAGGATCAAGTATATAGGTAGTAATCAGTTCCAGCTTTATAAAGCAAATCAGTTTGTTGGTACCTACGCTGTAGGTGATTTAGTAACTCAGACAGAGCTTAGTTTTACAGTATCAGCAAATAGTTATGCTACTAATGATGAATGGGAGTTTGTTACTTATCCGGTTTCTAGTGATATAGAAGTGAATGAATTTAGTGTGCCGGTGTCTTTTAGCACCAGTATAACAGTTACTTGTACAGGAGGTGTTTAAGCTTAGAGAGAAACTATTCGGACTGTACGATGCGTACGATTATGAGGTAGATCCTAACAAGGATTCACAGGGGAAAGGTACGCTTGAAAGATACAATGAGCTTTTAGGGGAAGAGTACGACGACAACGTTCTTCCGAAAATAACCGGAACGTTGGATAATCTTCTGCGAGTAAATACAGCCGAAGAAAAGTTCCTTTTGTACCTAGAAGACCAGTTAGGGCGCATACCGGACGTAGGGCTTGAGGAAGTGCGTAGACGTAAATTCATACGTTACGCTACTAGATTGTACCGTGTGCGAGGTACCAGGCTGTCATACGAGCTTATATTCAAGTTGATAGGGTTTGATACTGTAGTTATCACTGAAACGTTTGTAGACGGAAGTTTTGATGCTAATTATGGTTTTGATGGCGACACTCATACGTTTGATCAAAATTGCTTCACCTGTGCCTATTATAAGATAGAATTAACTGGTTCTTTGACGCTTGACACTGAGCTTAAAAGCGTGATACTTCAGGTAGTAGATTTTCTAGCTCCTCTAGTAGCTATACTGAATGAATTGGTTTATAATGGGGTACCTGTTGATCTAGACCCAAATTCTCCTGTTCATCCGGTCGTTAGTTTGCTACCGTGGACTGAGACTCAGATAAATGTTTCTTGGACAGATTTAAGTAGTAATGAATCTGCTTTTGAGTTATGGTATAGTACTGATGGTATTAATTTCTCATTGCTTTATACGGCTGCAGCTAATGAAACCTATTATGAGCACTCAGGACTAACAACAGGACTGACTTACTCTTATAAAGTAAGAGGAATTGGAATTGATGGAGAGATTGGCGAATTTAGTGAGGTAGAAAGCTTTACTTTGCTAGATCCTATGTTTGTCGATGGGGTAACTCCTTTAGATGATGCAGGTTATTTATATGATGGAATGACAATACCGTAAACTATGCCTTTAACTCCTATAATTTCAGAAACTGGTGCTCCTTTTAGAGCTAGACTTGATGCAAACTTTTTGGCTACTTCTTTCAAAGGAGGTAATGTACTATCATATGAAAACGACCTATCTCACGGTGTAATAGGAGATTGGGTAAAAGGGGCAGTCAGTGACGCAACACCCACTGTTGGTAGTGATTATGTTGAGTTTACCACAACGGTTGATCAATACTCTGGAATCAGGATAACAAATAAATTAAAAGCTAATAAAAAGCATTATTATAAAGTATCTGTGCAGGTTATATCAGGTACGCCTATACCAGAGTTGCGCATAGGTTTAGTAGGGGGTTCTGCCGGAACCTATGCTACCATTAATGCTACGACTACAGAAACGATTTTTGAGGGTGCGATATCGGTTGGGTCAAATACTACACTATACATTGCTGTAAAAGATCCTAATCAAGACGGTATTACTTTTAGGGTTAAGAATCTTGTAATACAAGAAGGTATCGGGTTCTCTAAACTTCAAGATAATATTGATAGCGAAGCGGCCACTAGATCAGTAGGTGATATTACTTTACAGGCTAATATTGACCAAGAGGTATTAGATCGAAAGGATGCAGACCAGGCGTTATTTACTGCCGGCGACCAATTGTTTAATAAGGATAATATGGTTGTTAGCGGTTTCAATATTACATCTGTCGGGGATGTAAACCCTAACGCATCCTGGAAATATACGTCTATTCGAGTAAAAGACTTAACTGATTTATTTATTGGAGGGTCTACTAGTGGGAATGGTACCTCTGCTTATTATAGGTTTACTGATGCTTCAAAAAATTTACTAGGTAGTAATTACGGGTCTGTTAATACAGTAGCAGGAGCTACCTTAGCTATACCAGTAGGGGCTTATTATTTTGAAGTAAATATTTATGGGGTAGCTGATTCTGATATATTAGTATATTCCAATTTAATGGTTAACTCTGGTGCTGTGGCTTTGCCTTTTGCGTCCTATAAAGTAGTATCTATAAATGGGGGTGCTTTAGAGGCAAAAAGTCTTTCTGCAGATAGTACAAGAGACGGTAATGTGGTGTTGGATGCGGCCTCTATAACTGAAAAAATATTAAATAATAACCAGCTTTTTGATAAAAATAGCTCAGAGTATGTTATTGATGGTAAGTTTGTTACATCTGGGGGGGCTGTTTCATCTAATGCTTCGTGGAAGCATGCCAGAATACCCGTTTACGGTTTATCAAATATTGCTATATCCGGGTCAACTAGTGCCGGAACAGTTTTTTATTACCGATTTGAGGATGAAAATCAAGACTTGTTGGGATCGGAGTATGGCAATGCTACGTCAGCTATTAAAACTAGCACAACAATTCCTGTTCCGATGGGAGCTTATTTCTTTTCGTTGAACATCTATACGGTAAGCGATAGTGATGTTTCTGCATTCGCAGAATTAATGATCAATTCAGGAACCAGCGCCCTCCCGTTTGAGACTTTTCTATCAGAATCTACCATCGAACAGATTTTGTCAAAGAAACTATACTGTAGCTATGTAGATGAGTCAACTCAATTCCCGACCGGTGAAAAACTTGTAAAAGATAGTGATCTAGGTAAAGTCGTTGACAGAAATGCGCTGAATAAATTCAAGGCTAAGTCTATAATGGATTTGCTTCTTGGTAATTTCCAGAAAGCTACTACTGATTACGTAGCAGCTATTGCTTTCGGTCAATCGCTTAGTGTTGGTGAAGAATCTTGCGTTCCGTTATCACGTTCTGCTGATGATCAATATACTAATCCATTAGCTTGTAGTAATTACCGAGGGAATGTAATGCTGGGAAATCAAGTATGGACTAATTACGGTGGTGGTGGGTTTACCGCTTTCAATAACTTAGTGGCAAGCATATCCGGCAATGCGTATAGTTTAGCGTCAGCTCCTAGCCGTGATCCTAATGTGGATGGAGGTCGAGCAGAATGTCCTATCATAGCAGCAGCCAATTCCTATAAATTTTTATTTGATCAGCATATAAGTGAGGTTGTTGATAGGAAAGTATTGGCGGTCAGCTGCGGAACTGGGGGCAAGTCAATTGAGCAACTGAGTAAGG